CTCGGTTCAGCCAGTTCGAAAGCCGGTGTCGCCGTCACCTGGCAGACCGCACTGCAGGCCGCCAGCGCGCTGGCCTGCGCGCGCGTCATCGCCGAAGGCATCGCCCAGGTTCCGCTCAAGCTCTACCGTCGCCGCGCCGACGGCGGCGCCGATGCAGCCGTCGACCACCCGCTCTACGCCGTCCTGCACGACAGCGTCGCGCCCGGCATCACATCCTACGAGTGGCGCGAGACCGCTGGCCTTCACCTCTCACTGCTGAACCGCTCGTACTGCCTGATCCGGCGCTCCGACGCCATCGGCAGGCTGCCTGCGACCATCGAACTCCAGCCTCTGGAGCCGCAGCACGTCACCGCGACGCGGCACGACGACTGGTCCATCACCTACGACGTCGCTGACGCCAAAGGCCAGATCACCACCTACCCGGCCTCGCGGATCCTCCACCTCAAAGGCCCGAGCTGGACCAGCATTGACGGGCTGGACGGCATCCGCCTGGCTCGCGAAGCGATTGGCCTCGCACTCGCCACCGAAGAGCACGGCGCGAGGCAGTTCAGCAATGGCGCCATCCTCGGCGGCATCCTCTCGACTGATGCCGTTCTCACGCCCGATCAATCCGACTCCCTGCGCCGATCGTGGGAAGCCTCGCAGATCGGCTTGAAGAACGCATACCGCACCGCCGTCCTCTGGGGCGGCATGAAGTGGACCCCGCGCGCGCAGCAGAACGACCAGGCCCAATGGATCGAAGTGCGCCGCTTCCAGGTCGCCGAAGTCTGCCGCTTCTTCCGTGTGCTGCCGATCATGATCGGCGAAGCCGACCGCACCGCCACCTACGCCAGCTCGGAGCAGATGTTCCTCGCGCACGTGGTGCACACCCTTGGCCCGTGGTTCACCCGCATCGAGCAGCGTCTCAACATGCAGCTCCTGACCCAAAAGGAGCGCGCGGACGGCTACTTCTGCCGCTTCACGGTTGCCGGACTGCTGCGCGGATCGCACAAGGACCGCTCCGAGTTCTACCGCACCATGTACGGCATCGGCGCGCTCAACCCGAACGAAATCCGCAGCTACGAGGACCTCAACCCATACGACGGCGGCGACAAGTACCGAGTCCCGCTCAACATGACCGACCCGGGCGCAGAACCACCAGTACAGGGCGACAACCCATGAACAAACAGCACTTCATCTGCCGTCTCGGCGAAATCAAGTTTGCCGCAGCATCGGACGATTCCACACAGCAAAACCGCACCTTCAGCGGCTACGGAGCCGCATTCAACAACATCGACGCCTACGGCGACGTCATCATGCCAGGCGCCTTTGCCGATTTCCTCGCCGATGCCAAGGGCGGCCGCCAGCCGTGGCCGTCCATGCTCAGCCAGCACGGCGGCTGGCAAATCAGCGCCGAAGACATGACGCCGGTTGGCGTCTGGCAAGACCTTTCAGAAGACGGCGCCGGCCTGCGCGTCACCGGCCAGCTTGCCGAAACGCCGCGCGGGATCGAGCTCGACACCCTCATGCGCATGACCCCGCGGCCGGCCATCGATGGGCTCTCCATTGGCTACATCGCAAAGAAGTCAGAGCCGCGCAGCAAGCCGGAAGACCCGCGCCGCCGTCTCACGCAGATCGACCTCATCGAAATCTCGCCAGTGACGTTCCCGGCCAACCGCAACGCCCGGATTTCCGCGCTCAAGAGCTTGCAGGAAATCGAAACCATCACCGAAATTGAAGACCTCCTGCGCGATGCCGGCGGCTTCAGCAGATCGGAAGCAAAAGGCATCATCGCCCGCATCAGGAAGACCGATCTGCGCGAGGCAGATCACCACCTGCAACGCATGCATGCCGCCACGCAGCGCCTCATCACCTCGTTCACCACCTCGAAAGGACACTCATCATGA